TTATGGACGAAACCCTGGACTTGGCACTGCAGAAAAACAAATGCGCTGGGTAGAATTACAAAGAGAAAAGTATGGCATGGTATAACACGATATTTGGCAGAAAGCCTAATAAGGGTCAAGAAAAATTGAACCCTGCCCAATCGTACTTTGACGGTAAAATAGAAAGCAGTCGCGAACCTACTTTTAACTTTGAAAGAGCATATGAAGACTTAGAAATTGTAAATCGCGGTGTTAATATGCTAGTCGATGATGCTGCCGAGATTAATGTAAAAGTAGGCGCTCAACTACCTATTCAAAGTGTCGTTAAGGGAATTAAAAGATCTAGGGTTGACTTACTTTTAAATAAAGAGCCCAACTTATTTCAGGATATTAGTTCTTTTCGTCGTAACTTACTAATAGACTATATAATTGATGGAAACATTTTTATTTACTATGATGGGGTACATTTATACCATCTACCTGCAAGTAAAATGATTATTCATGCTAGTGAAAAAACTTACATTGAAAAGTACACTTACAACGAAACAATAAACTTTACTCCCCAAGAGATCATTCATATTAAAGAAAATTCTTTCTACTCTATCTATAGAGGAATATCTAGACTTAAACCTGCCCTGCGCACAATGGTGCTTACTAGACGAATGAGAGATTTTCAAGATAACTTTTTTAAAAATGGGGCAGTACCTGGACTTGTATTAAAGTCCCCGAATACTTTATCTGAAAAAATTAAAGAACGAATGATTCAATCTTGGCAAGCTCGATATAGACCAGATGCGGGCGGGCGAAGACCATTGATTTTAGATGGTGGCATAGAAATTGATGAGATATCAAATGTAAACTTTAAAGAGCTAGATTTTCAGGCAGCAATTGAAGATAATGAAAAAATTATTTTAAAAGCATTGGGAGTACCCCCTATTCTTTTAGATTCAGGCAATAATGCCAACTTACGCCCCAATATGCGGCTATACTATCTAGAAACTATTCTTCCAATTGTTCGTAAAATTAATTTTGCACTAGAAAGATTTTTTGGGTTCGAGATTATAGAAGAAGCAAGTAATATTCCCGCATTACAGCCTGAGTTAAGAGATCAAGCGTCTTATTACCAAGCTCTTGTAAACACTGGTATTATTAGCCCTAATGAAGCACGAGAAGCTTTAAACTTTGAGCCTGTGGATGGCTATGATGATTTACGTGTACCCGCAAATATTGCCGGGAGTGCCGTAAATCCAGATGAAGGTGGAAGACCGCCTGAAGTAGGAGAAGACTAAATGGCAGTACGTCAAAAACAAACGGTTTTAGATATTGCACATGGACACTTTAAGGAGCATAAGCTTCCTTTAACTATTGAATATAAAGACTATGTAGCTAAGGTAGGGGCAGATAAAGCCCTTCATGCAATTTCTGTAAAAAGAAGCTTTAAAGCATGGAAGTACGTAATACATGCTTTAAAATTAAAATATCCAGAACTTATGGAAGCTCCAAAACCTGCTCCGAAAGCAAAACCTGCTCCGAGCAAGCCTGCTAAAGCAGAAAAAAAGAGTGAAGACTAATAATGGAAAAGATTTTTAATTTCACCTCTACATTTAAAGCTCTAGAAGAGGACGATGGTGGTGTACATATTTGTGGTATGGCAAGTACCCACGACTTTGACCGCGCAGGTGATACTATTGATGCAACTGCTTGGACAAAGGGCGGACTTCAAAACTTTGAAAAGAATCCTATTATTCTTTTCAATCATGATTATAACAAGCCTATTGGACGCGCTACAGGACTTAAAGTCACTGAAAACGGTCTTGAACTAAAGGCTAAAATTTCTAAATCTGCGCCCGATCATGTTGCGCAGCTTGTAAAAGAAGGCATTCTTGGAGCATTTTCTGTTGGTTTCCGAGTCAAGGATGCTGATTACCTAGCGGAAACCGACGGATTAAAGATTAAGGATGCTGAGTTGTTTGAGGTATCAGTGGTATCGGTACCATGTAACCAAGCAGCGACTTTTTCTCTGGCGAAATCATTTGACTCCGTAGACGAGTACAATGAATTCAAAAAAACTTTCACAAATCGTGTAGATCTAGCCGGTCAGTCTCTGGCTAAGAATGAAAATTCATTTATAGCTAGTGAAACACCGGACGACGCGGAAAAACCCGCGAATAAGGAGATCCAAATGTCGGAAGAAGTAAAAACTCCCGAAATCGACTTGGAAGCTTTTGCTAAAAAAGTAGCGGAGGAGACTGCTGCTAAGATCGCAATGAAGCAAGCCGAGCAAAAGGCTGTTGAAGAAAAGACAGCACAAGAAGCCGTTGAGAAAGCTCAGGTGGAAGCCGAGCAAAAAGCTCAACAAGAGCAAGAAGTTCAATCAGCCATTCAGGTTGGTGTAGAGTCAGGTGCTGATCGTCTTATGGCAGATGTCGAAGCTAAACTAGCTGAGAAAGATGCTAAAATCGAAGAAGTAATGGCTAAGTATAAGTCTGATCTCGAAGAGAAGTCAGAAGAGATTACAAAAATGCGCGAGTCTAAGCGTGTATTTGGAGATCGTAGCCATGACGGAGACCTTTCTAAGTTTGGTAAGGACTTCATGTATGGGCACCTTCTAGGTGTTATGACAGGTAAGGGCTGGGAAACTGACTACTCTAAGAACTTGATGCAAAAAGCAGGTATCAACTATGCAGCTAACGCTGGTGATATTGCTCAAGAAGTTTCTACTCAAATTGAGAAGGAAATCATGCTCGAGCTTAAGTTGGCACAAGCGTTCCGTGAGATCACAATTAACTCACAGACTCAAGTACTGCCAATCCAGACAGACGCAGGTCCCGCAGCTTGGGGATCAAACACTGATACCGCAGGTAACTTGGAGAACCGTCCTCAAGTCACTAACGCTCAGTATAACGCTAAGCAAGTAATCCTGAAAGCCACTCGATTGATCTCGACTACTTTCATGGACAACAACATTGACGAAGAAGTTCTTGTTAACTTGATGCCAATGCTTGTTGAGTCTGTTGCACGTGCTCACGCTCGCGCAGTAGATGACGCTGTTCTTAACGCAACCACTGGTGGTACTCAGGCATTTGATGGTCTTGAGGCACTTGCAGGTACTAACGCATTTGTATCTTCAGTTGTCGGCTCAACCAATGCTGGTGCTCTTGACGCAGCGGACTTCCTTTCAGCTCGTAAGTTGATGGGCAAGTATGGCATGATGCCAGAAGATTTGATCTATGTCGTGTCCCAGAATCGTTACTACGATCTGATTGCTGATAGCCAGTTTGCTGATATTACAGACGTAGGTTCTGATCTCGCAACGAAGATTACAGGTACTGTAGGTGCTATCTATGGAACTCCAGTAGTTGTGTCTGATCAACTGCCTGCAGAGTCTTCAACTGTATCACAGACTATAGGTTATGCAGTTAACTTGCGTAATCACGTAATCCCACGTCTCCGCGGTGTAGCCGTAGAGCAAGATTACGAAGTACTTAATCAGCGTCGAGTAATCGTTGCTAGCCAGTCACTCGGCTTCAACCAACTCGTTGCTAATAACGGTACTACTGATGTGTCGGTTGTTAAGGTTGTTCAAACAGCAGTTTAATAGCTATCTAAATAAACTGGGGAGGGCTTCCTCCCCAAGTTTTTACTAATTGATTTACTATGGCAGATTTAATTACTCTTCGTGAGTATAAAGACATGGAAAACATCCAAAATCCGAAAGATGACTATAATCTTTCGCAATTAATTGCGTCTGTGAGCCAATTAGTAAAAACTTATTGCGGTAATTCTTTTGTAGATTATTTTTCTACAAATAAAGTAGAAACTTTTAGTATAGATTGGGACACTCATCTTCTTCAACTGACTGAGAGCCCCGTAAATACTATTGTTTCCGTACAGAAAAGAGATTCGGTCACCTCTAGCTACACGACCGTGCAAACTACAGACTATTATCTTGACAAAAACACGGATACTGTATTTTATGTGACCGGATCTACCTATAAAAACTGGCCCCGTGGAGCGGGTGCAGTGCAAGTGACATATACTGCAGGGTACTCAGCAGTACCTCTTGACTTAAAACTAGCGGTAATTGATTTAATTACTTACTATTTTAGAGATGAGTATAAAGAGCGCCGTACTTTAGCAGGTGCAACTCTTCAAAATCCTGGCTCTAGTAGTCAAGACAGCAGTGTAGCGTTTCCTGATCATATTAAGCGCATACTCGATTTATATAAAAATCATTAATGTCTCGTTCTAGCCTGCAGGCTTTTTTAGTATCTTTAGAAAAAGACCTAAGTAAAAGTAGTAAAGCATACAGAAGCCAGACTGCGGATAGGCGCACAAATCATTTCGTTTTTCTTCCTCGATTATTTATACAAGAGATAAAAAAAGAGTTTGAAGTTAGAAACATTCTTGCTCTTTTTGGAAAAGCCCAGGTTCAAAAGCATTTAGAGGATGGAGCGTATAAGATTCTTGCTGCATGCCAAGCTAACGCTAAAACTTTTAAAAAGACTCGCGAAGTAATAGTAGTTTCAAATCAACATTTTATTAAAGTAACTTTAAATGAAGCTATTAATCCGAAGTCAAATGCAGAAAACCCAAATTTTGATAATTTTACAAAGTTAAAAAAACTATATACGAACGAGTTAAATTCTTTTGTACTTGGATTAAATAGCTTTCTAAAAGAAGAGTACGGTAGAAGATTAAATAAAACCGTAAAAGACGGCTACTACGATAAAGAGCAAGGTCGATATATTTCAAGTGGCCTCATGAAAGAAGGTAAAACAGAAGTTGATAAAGGGGCTGATCTTGTAGAAGGCGGGCACATGGAAGGAGAAGGCATTTTAGAAAGCCGAATTGCAGATGCCATTGATACCGCAGTAAATAAAAACTATACTTCTAAGGCGAAGCGCGAAGTGTTAATGTCAAATCTACAGCAATTAGGTATAGACTTAGAAATTGTACGAAACGACTCCACAGAGGATTTCACAATTACTGCTGAAAGCCGTGCAGGAAATCAAAAAGCCGGTTTTGCCAGTGCGCAGGCCAAAGATAAGCTCATGCGGCAACTTCGAGCCGCTATCGAGCGTTTAAATAATAAAACTCCTATAGCAGGTTTAAAAGGTTCAGATAGCCCCGCTCAAAGATATGAAAAGAAAGCGACAAAAGCAGTACTCACAAAGTTTACTAAAGTAAAGGGTGTTACGGTTTCTAAAATACCTAAAGTAAAAAATTCTACACGAAGTGCTGGAACGTCAAAAAAAGGTAAGTTAACAAAAAATCCTGCTCTTAATTTGGGTAAAGTAGCTGTCCCTAAAGTAAAGCTACCTTCGCCAAAGGCACAAAAATCGCCTTATTCGATAGCAAGTTACATAGGCATTTTCAACCAACAACTGCCAGGAGTAATAGCAAAAAATATGGTACCGCCCGCGTTGCAGTACCAAACAGGAAGATTTGCAAGCAGTGTACGAGTTACAGACATTGCTCAAACTGCACAAGGATTTCCAAGTGTGGGCTACACCTATATGAGAAACCCATATGAAACATTTGAGCAAGGAAACGCTCAAGGCTCTGTGAATAGAGACCCTCGAAAATTAATTGATAAGTCTATAAGAGAAATTGCAACTCAGTTTGCTATTGGAAGATTCTACACTAGGAGAGTATAAATGTCCGAAAAAGAGTACATAGTTGTTCTTAAAAAAGGAGTTGATTTTACTCGATTCCATGAACAAATGCTTGAACTCCAAGGACGAGATGGAATACCTAATCGCCAAGTAGAAGTAGCAAATGAAAGGCCCGCGAGTGCTAGACTCACTCATTATTATTTGACAGACGCAGAAGCGAGTGAGCTACAATCAAATGAAGACGTAATTGCTGTTGAAATCCCCTACTGGCAGAACCCTCATATAGAAATAGGCCATGATGGACAAGGTTCAGACCCGGAAAGAACTTACAGGAAATGGGGGCAAATAGACGAGTTTAGCGACGGAGAAGGGTATCCTTGGCAGTTTCCTCAAGCAGGAGGAATAACAAAGAAAGCAGAGCCTTGGGGTCTAGACACAAGCACCGGCAGTTGGAATAATACTTATACAGGCACTTATGTTTACACGGCCGACGGTGAAGGCGTAGATATAGTTATTCAAGATACCGGAGTAGATGCAGAGCACTATGAATTTCAAGATGCAAATGGCGTAAGTAGAGTTAATAAAATCGATTGGGCGGCAGTAACTGGAATTGGTACAAGTCCCTCTAATCTTAATGACTACTATAGAGATTGGGTTGGCCACGGAACTCATGTAGCAAGTACTGCCGCCGGTAAAAGCATGGGGTATGCTAGAGGAGCTCAAATTTACGCGCAAAAGCTGCAATTTGGAGCGATGACCGCGGAATGGGGAGGGCTGAGTGACTATACCGACTATGCAGATGCTTTTGATCAAATAAAAATATTTCATAGAAATAAGCCTGTAGACTCTAATGGAAATAAGCGCCCGACTATTGTAAATATGAGCTGGGGCGGGACTTTCTTCTTTAGATCAGACTATATCAGTTCAATTAATTATAGAGGCAATACCTATTCTTCAGATGCAGATTTACGACCAAATAACAATACAGTAGACGATCACAGACATAGAAATCTTCGTTACGGAGTTTCATACTCTTGGTACGATAGTGACAATGCAAGCGGTGGAGGAGCTAACTGGCCTTATCTTCAGGCAAAAATACCCTACTACTCGCCTACTATGGTAGCAGACATAGAGGAGTTGATTGACGAAGGAGTTCATGTAGTTACCTCTGCAGGAAATACTAATGAGTATATTGCAGAGCCCTCTCATGTAGACTGGAATAATACAATTACTTTTGCAACACCTAGTCCTGCACCAACAACTCCTTATCTTGGGATAAATTCAGGAACCCACTATCTACATAGAGGAGGAATACATCATCCAGATTCTTTTATAGTAGGCAACTTGAACACAACCTACAGGCGTACTTTTCAAGTAGAAGATGGTCCAGGCCGCCCGCGCGGGCCATACAAAATAGCAATGCATAGCTCTTCCGGAAGAGGTCCCGGAGTTGCATTATGGCATCCAGGCTCGTATATATTAGGAGCTTCTAGTGGAAGCGGCCCTTTTGTAAGTACATCCACAGGCAGGAGGTTGGACGGCCCCAATAAATACGTTCTTCAAGGGGCTACAGAAATCAGTCACCCCCTAGACGCTACAGAAGGCTTGATTAAATTAACTGGTACTTCAATGGCGGCTCCGGGAGTTGCAGGAATTTTATCTTGTATTTTAGAAAAAAATCCTGGACTAACTCCGGCACAACTAAAAACTTTTGTAGCAACTTCGTATAATAATGCTACTATAGAAAACGCTATTATGGAGGGGTACCCAGACGACCCTAACTACATAGATGGAATTACAGTAGCAGGAGTAGAAGTGGGTTGGAGAAGCCACTTGCCTGCTGCAGGGGGTGCCTTGATGGGAGGCCCCAACAGAATCGCTTATCAGCAGTATAATACGCTAGCACCTACTTATTCTGTTACAGCTCCAGTGACTATTGAAGAAGGTTCAACAGACACCATAAATGTGTCCGCAAATAATGTTACAGATGGTACTACACTATATTGGACAGCCACACCCGCCGCAGATTTTTCTATTCCCTACGGCAGCTTTAATATTAATAATAATATCGGCTCTTTTACACTATCCCCAGTCGAGGACTCAGCAACAGAAGGGGATGAAACAGCAACAATAGAAATTAGGACTGGAAGTACGAGCGGGACAGTCGTAGCAACGACCACTTTTACAATTACTGAGCCAGTGCAGCTCTTGCCGCCTACTTATTTTATTGATGTACCAAGTACTATAACAGTAGGTACCCCTATAACTGTTGCAGTAGAAACACAAAATGTTTCTAATGGAACAGTTTTATATTGGGAAGCCACCCCAACTAGTAGCTTTCAAGTAACAAGTGTTTCTTCAGGTCAATTTACTATAAACTCAAATAGAGGTTCTTTTACTTTAGCAGCTGTATCAAGTACTGCCACACAAGGAACTCTAACAATTAGAACTGGAAGCCCTACAGGTACCTCTGTAGCTACTTCTACTTTTACAATTGCTCCTGCGCCTACAGCGCCTCCTACTTCGAGTGGTGGAACTTTTACAACTTATGTTGGACGGCCTCATACAACTAGACGCTCCTCAATAGTAGATGCTATAGTTAGAGAATTAAAGAAAATTAACGGAAGCGCGGCTTTTTTAACTGATGTATTTAACAATGTACATCCAAGACTAAAGTTCTGGGATGAAATAGAAGAATTTCCTGCAATTCATTTAAATGCAGGGTCGGAAACTAGAGAGTATCAAGCTGCAGGATATCGTGATCGGTACTTAAGCATAACAATAAGATGTTATGTGCAAGAAGAAGATGCAGTCATAGCGCTTGATAAACTACTAGAAGATGTAGAAACAGTATTAGATGAGCAAGCCGCCTTATCTTATACAGATAAGCAAGGAGTTGCTCAAAAAACACTCGACATTAAAATAGTCAGTATCGAAACTGACGAAGGAGTTCTTGAGCCGTATGGAGTAGGAGAAATCTTAATACAGGTTCATTACTAAGAAAATGCTGGCACGAATCAAACGATTCACGACTTAGCCTTTTCAGGATCATAGGAGATATACTATGGCAGCACAATTACAACTCTCACGGAATACCCATGTGTATGCATCAGACGGTACCAATTATTGGGAACTTCCGGTACTTGATGGGTTTTCTTTTTCACAATCTACTGCTACTACCGAGGTATCAGTATCAGAAATGGCAGACTTGACCGGGGTTTCTCGTCGAGGTCGTAGAATGTTTACAGATGCGTTTGAGCCTGCAGAATGGAATTTGCAAATGTATGCTCGTCCTTTTACAGCAAACTCTCTGGGTAATCATACAGATGAAGTCCTTTGGGCAAATTTTGTAAATGCGGGTGCTTACACTTCTGGCACTCGTCTCTGGGCAAATGCAATTACTAAAGCTACTACTACATCTACTATTGACTTTGATGATAGTAATGTTTCAGCGTTAGGAACTTTTACTTTGTACTTTGTACTGGGCGCCTGTGGCACAGCACCAGCAAGCTACAGTGCGGGTCCTGGTAACCCTCAAACAATTTACAGAATTAGCGGTGCAGTTTGTAATACTGTTACAATGGATTTTGATATTGATGGTATTCTTACTCTTGATTGGAATGGCTTAGGCTCTTTGTTAGAAGAAATTCCTGCCATGCCCTCTAACTGGCACGCGGCAATTATTGCTGATGGTATTCCGCATAGTACTAATAACTTTATTCGAAATCGCCTTACAACTCTTGAAGTTACAATTGGTAATACCGACCAAGATGATGATGCAACAACTGGTGATGCAAATGCGGATTCTACAACTGGCGATGAGTTTATGGCAAACTATGCTCTTACACTTACGGGTGGAAGTATAACTTTTGAGAATAATCTCACTTATCTTACTCCAGAAGAGCTATGCGTTGTAAACCAGCCTCTTGGAAATGTTACAGGCAATCGAAATGTATCTGGGAGCTTTACTTGTTACTTAAACTCCGGAACCTCTGCTAATACTTCTACTACCGGTACAAGTGCAGATCTATTTGATGACCTTGCATCCGCTGTGAATGTCGTAACAAACTCAATGGATCTTGTATTCAGTGTTGGAGGAGCCACTGCACCGAAACTGGTTATTGATATACCAACGGCACACTTGGAAATTCCTACACACCAGATTGAAGATGTTATTGGTCTGGAAGTAAACTTCCATGCGTTACCGTCGAGCTTAGATGCAACAAATGAAGCAACTATTGCGTATCATGCAGCTTAATAAAACATTTTAAGACTTTAAAAACGGGCTACGGCCCGTTTTTTCTATATACCTTCAAAAAATAATTCTTGACAAAATATCTTGGATGGAGTAATATACCATATTATGAGGAGATAAAAAATGCCGGCCTTTAACTTTACCAAGAATACCAAACTTGCTTTGGTTCTTCCCGGCACTCAAGTATACGAAGTTTTCCCCGAAACCGATATCTCTTTCGGACAAACTTTTACTGAGTCAACCTCTTCTGTAGACACTGTACATTCTCCGCAGTACTTTGAAAGATCTACGATTGTTAAGGCAAATCCAGCATCTTTTTCATTTACTGTGAATTTGGCAAAAGAGAGTACCAATAGTGCTAGTGTTTTATTTGATAGAGCAATTGCTCATGATGTTTTTCATCTGTACTTTATATCAGATGAAAGCACTTTTAAATTAGAGAACTCTGTAATAACAAATGTGTCTTTTACAATTGCTAGAAATAGCTTGTTAAAAATGCAAATTGAAGGTGAAGCAGAAAAACTAATTAGAAGTGCATCAAATAATACAAATAATGTTCCTCAAACTACATTTAATAATTTTATAGGAACTTTATCTGAGACATTTGTTTCCACTCCCTCTACCCTAACTCGCATTATACCGAAGATAGAAGTAACATTGGATCTTACCGATATTACTAGCTGTGTCTTTGGGGTTTCTGCTGAGCTTCAAAATGAAGTAACCTGGACGGGATATGAAACCGTAAATCAAGGATTAAATGTAACAGATAATACAAATGCAATGTACCCCAGTGGTTTCACAGTAAGTCAAAAAATATTTTCTGGCAACATACGAAGATATTTACAGGATGGAACAGAAAGTACTTTATTAAACTTTGATAAAGACACATCTTTAAGAATTAAAGCAGGAGACACATACTCTGGGTCTTTTGCAGGACTAGACTTTAATATGCCAAATGTGTCCTACACTAATAGAGTATCAGCAGGATCTTTATACACTCAGTCATTTGACTGGAGATTAACCACTAATAGTACATTAAGTACTATACTACAATACAATACTAGCTAAGGAGTAATTTAGAATGGATTTAAAAAAATTAATGGTTGACGTTAAAGAAGTTTGGGTAGACTTTCCCGGGCTTACAGACTTTAAGGTCAAAGTTGCAAACCTTTCTCGTAAAGAGTTAACTAATCTTCGAAAGCGTTGCACGGTACAAAAATTTGATAGAAAGACTCGTCAAGTGGTAGAAACTCTAGACGAAGAAAAGTTTGTAACAGAGTTTAGTAACTCAGTTATCAAAGGGTGGGAAGGCCTTACTCTTGCAAACTTGGAAACTCTACTACTTATTGATACAGATAACAAAGATATGTCAGAAGAACTTCCCTATACTGCAGAAAACGCAGAAGTTCTTGTCTCTTCCTCTACAGAATTCGATACATGGCTCAATGAGGTAGTCTTTGATTTAGACAACTTTCGTACAGACTCAAAAGGATCAAGTACTGGAGAGACTGGAGAAGCTGTATAACAATCTAGAGGCCAACATGACGCAAGAGCGTTATTTTGAGATGATGGAGCAGCTAGGGCAAGATCCGGTAGAAGATGAAATACCCCCTACTTGGGAAGACTTCCCGGAAGATGTAATAAGTGCAATAAATGTATTTAATCTTTTAGGAGATAGAGTATATCCAGATATTGGATATATTGGAAAAGATTATACTAACTTACCTATACTTACTGATGTGTATGGAGTAAATGATACAGAACTTTTAATGGATGTATTAAATTTTCTGGACTCAAGAGCTATCAAAAAGTCTTCTGAAAGTTTAAAGAAGGAGCGAGATAAGCTAAAGAGAAAAACGAGTGGCCCAAAATGAAATTAATATTAAGGTAAAGATTTCTGATGACGGAAGTCTTTCGCTCGTGTCTCAAAAAGCTGAGCAAGCTGCAAAATCTACAGAAAGGTTAACTAAATCTAGAAGCTCTTACAATAAAGGGGAAAAAGGAGTAGCTGGAGCTACCTCTAATAGTACAAAAGCTTTTAGTAAGATGCAGCAAACTATGGGTTCCGGAAGTAGCGGGCTTGTTGCTGCATATGCAACTTTAGCGGCGAATGTCTTTGCACTTACAGCAGCTTTTGGAGTTCTTCGTAGGGCTGCGGCCTTCGAACAATTAACAGCCGGTTTGAATGAGGTAGGAGCTTCTGCAGGAAGAAACTTACCTTTTACTGCAAAAAAACTACAAGAAATTACAGACGGTGCTATTAGTGCAGAACAAGCACTAAGAGCAACTGCTGTAGCTTCTTCAGCAGGATTCTCTACTGTACAACTTGAAAAACTTACTAAAGTCGCAAAAGGTGCCTCAATTGCTTTAGGTAGGGACATGGGCGACGCTTTAGATCGTTTGGTTAGAGGTACAGCAAAGCTAGAGCCAGAAATTCTCGATGAATTAGGAATTATTGTACGGCTTGACGATGCTACACGAGAGTACGCTGCTACACTTGATAAAACTGCGGCAGAATTAACAACTTTTGAACGCCAGCAAGCATTTTTGAATGCTACCACTGAACAAGGTCTTAAAAAGTTCGGAGGAATCGCAGACGCTTTAGATGCTAATCCATACGATCAGCTTGCAGCTAGTTTCGCAAACTTAGCTCAGGCAGGTTTAGAATTGGCAAATAAAGTTTTAGTGCCTATTGTTGATGTTTTGGCTCAAAGTCCCGGAGCTTTATTGGGAGTTTTAATACTATTTACAAGAAGTATTGCTTCCAATCTGTTGCCCTCTATAGGTGCTATTGCTATAAAATACAGAGAAGTGGGGGCAGAGGCCTCTAAAGCATTTAAAGCTTCCAGTAAGGTAATAAATAGAGAATTCTTAGCACAACAAAAATCAGTAGGTAACCTAGCTGCTAGTATTAAAGTACTTCCCCCTAGTATTCAAAAAATGGTTCCTGCATTTAAAGCCGGAACTCTTTCTACAAAAGAAATAAATATCGCTGTAGTTAATCTTAAAAAGTCTGAGGCCCTTCGCGCTGTAGCCTTACAAAGATATAGTGGAGAGGCTCTTGCAGCAAAAGAGCTAGAATTAGCAGCTATAAGACAACTTCGAGTAGAAACAGAAGCTCTTCAAGCAGCAGAGTCTAAAAGACTAGTAGCAGGTGCCGCAGGATCTGCGGCTGCCGCACAAAGTCGTTCTGGTAGGCGTGCAGGGGGTGTATTTGATAAGATTGCAGGCGCGGGGGCTATCGGAGGCTTTGTTGCCGCCCTAAAAGGAACCAAACTAGAATTTAAAGATACAATGAAAACTTTCCAGAAAGAAGGTAAAGTTCTTGGAAGTACTGCAGCAAAAGCTAATTTAGCTAAAAATGGCCTTAGAGGCCTAGGACTAGCAGCTAGATTTGCTGGATCTGCTTTCTTAAATGCTATTCCAGGTATTGGAATGTTTATCTTTATTGCATCCACTCTTGCTTCTTTTATACCAGATGAGTGGATAGAATTTTTTACTCGATCAAATAAAGTTGTTGATGAGGCAACGGAAAGATTTGATAATTTTGGAAAAGTTGCGAGTAAACTCGACCAATATTTAGCAGGCGATAGAACCGCTGTAGAGGCGGGAAATGCAACCCTCAAAACTCGTATAGGTCTTATGCGAGAATTATCAGGAACTATAAATCAAGTTATAGAAAACTCTGAAAGCGAAGCCGAAGCTCGTGATAATGTTGCACTTGCTACTCAAAGATTTTTTACAAGCCTAGTAAAAAGTGATCAATTAGATACAATAGGTAAGGAAGGCGTCCGAGTAGTTACTGACATAATTAATGCAATGAATGCCGGAAAAGATACCGGCACCGCTCAACAACTTGTTGAGAACTTTGTTAAGCCGCTCTCAAGTGTAGATAGCTCTATTGACGGAGTTGGTGGAGCGATATCCGAAGTTAAAACAGCTTTTGCTGATTTGGGCAGATCAGCTAGGGGCCCCATGGCTGATACAATTCAACGACTGAGAGCTCTAGATAATGAAGCAAAGAAAGCATCTGAAAGCGTAGAAGGCTTAGCTACTGGTATAGCAGACGCAGATCTTAAAGATCTAATGGAAATAGGTAAAAAACTCTTAATAGTTACAGGCTCAATGCCTGAACTACAAGATGTTGCAGGAGTTTTGGCAGACGAAATAGAAAAACTAGATATTTCCTATATAAAAGCAGTAGAAAAAGCAAAAGAGCTTACACAACAATCAAAAGAAGTAGGGAAAGTCGCGAAAAATAATGCTTTTGCAGCTGGTTTACAAGTAGACTTACAAAATCAATCTTTGGACCAAGAGTTAGTGGCTCTTGATGCCAGAGAGAAAACAGCCCAATTCATGGACGAAGGCCTTAAGAAAACCCGAGAGCTCGCAGACATAGCGGCGCAGCGGTCTCGGCTTGAAGCAAAAAGAGTTACAGATGAAGAAAAAAGTCTTACAGTTGTAACTGCAATTGTAGGAGCTCGCCGAAGAAATCTTTCAATTGCACAAAAGTTAGCTTCTTTACAGCAGAGTACTCTAGACCTTGAGATGCGAGCAGCAAAAGCAACAAAGAGCCAAGAAGTAGGCAGAGCACTGACTCCAGAAGAAGATCTTGCCATCGAAGAGAATTTTTTATCTCGAAAGTTGGCAATGGAAGATAAAGCTTTAAGTAACAGATTAGAAGCAACTAGGCTAGACTTTATGCTATTAGCAAAGCAGATTGAGTTTGAGCAAGCAAGAATTAAAGATCTAAAAGCGATTCATGGAGATACTTCTCCCTCTGCTGTTGATAGTGTATCTCCAATTAATATATCTAATGTGAGGTCTGAGATGGAGGGGCTTCTCAAAAGTTCAGCAGAGTTTAATAAAATAATAATGACTGGAGCTGCTGATGCAAAAATAAGGGCCAATGAAGAACGAAGAGCTAGACTCGAAGTAGACCAAGGAATGGCGAGTGTAGAGGCTTTAAGAGCTGCAGGCCAAGAAAGGATCGCAAATACGAAAGAGCAAGTTATTGTAAATCGCCAAATAAGAGACCTAGAAAGAGAGATATATAATTTAACTCGTGATCGTCAGGGAGACTCTACAACTGCTCTTGAAAAAGAAGTAAAACTTACAGCTTTAATAGCTAAAAGAAAAGATTTACAAAGACGGCAACTGCAACAAACCCCCGCAGAGCAGCAAGCTGTACAGTTAGAACAAGCACGTATAGCTTTGTTACGAGAAAGGGGCATAATTCAAAAAGCAATCTCAGCTCAAGAAGCTCTTAATAATGAGCAGATTAAAATACTTCAAACTGAGCTTGATGCCGAAGTCACCACTTTAGAAAGAAAACTAGAAATTGAAAGAGAAATCGCGGCACTTAAGCAAAGTAATGTAGGGCTTTCGCAAGAAAGCATTGGTATTGCAGGAGACACTGCAGTACGCATGGGCGCGCCTGAAGGAATGACGGGCGCTATAACAGGGGTTGCCCAAGATATGGCAGACCCCGAAGGTGTAATGAATCAAGGCACTACTTCTGAAAAGTTTGCTTTCTTAAAAGAGCAAACAGAAGGGTTTATGTCTGACTTAGCTCAACTAAGCCCCGAAGGCGCACTAATGTCTGCTATCGGCCAAGGTGCTCTCCAAATGGGAGAAGCCTTCAGTCTTGCATTTGAAGAAATGTCGAACGGAGGACTTACTGTTCAAACTGCAATGCAGGCAGTTGGAGCTACTATTTCGGCTATCGGTGCAATGCAACAGGCAAAGGCAAATCAAGCTGTGTCAGCAATCGACAAAGAAATTGCCGCAGAAAAGAAGAAAGACGGTAAGTCAAAAGAAAGTATTGCAAAAATTAAAGCACTAGAAGCGAAGAAAGATAAGATTAAGCGTAAGGCTTTCGAACAAGATAAAAAGATGAAAATGGCCGGAGTAATTATGGGCACGGCTCAAGCTATCATGAATGCTATGGCCACGACGCCGTTCCCGGGCAATATAGCAATGGCGGCAATGGCTGCAGCAATGGGTGCAGCACAGCTTGCAGCAATTTCTTCGACTTCTTATCAAGGCGGTGGTAGCTCTCCCGACGCAGGCGCTTCTGCTCCCACCCAAATTAACGTAGGAGAGCGACGTACTACAACAGACCTTGCCAAGTCGCAAGGAGCTGGAGGAGAGATTGCATACTTCCGAGGAGCTCAAGGCATTGGAGGTCCGGAAAACTTCCGACCTGCTGCAAGCGGTATGAAGTATCGTGCAAATGGCGGAAATACTGCATTCATGGTAGGCGAGCAGGGACCGGAAATGTTTGTTCCTGAGCGTCCTGGAACAATTGTACCGTCTGATGAAACTTCACAACTGGGTGCACCAATCAATGCAAATATTAACATCACAGCACTAGACGCTGATGGAGTGGAAGATATTTTAATGAATCAACGTGGTAACATTATAGGTATGCTGAGAGACGCAGCAAATGCGAATGGCGAGACTTTTCTTGAGTCTATAAGCATTCAGGAGTACTAAGAATGGCAGTTCAAAATATACTACCAGATCCCGTTAATACTATTGACGAAGCAGGCCAAGACCTTAGTGGGGGTGTTGCAGGCCCAGGCTATAAAACTGTAAAATTATCCTCAGTTCAAGACGTACTAACTGATCGTTCTCGATCTGGAATTACATACCGTAGAATTAATCAGTACCATCAATGGAAAATTGATATTACCTATAATAAGTTGACAAAAACGCAATTTAATACTGTATACCCCTTTCTTTTACAAAGACAGTCTTTTCAAGAGGCGTTTTTTGTAAATCTTCCTCAGTATAGCAACGCAGGAAGTATTACTACAACTGTAGCAGCAAGTCTTTCTCAACCTGCAGGGCAGCAGTATTTGGCTGTAACAAATTCTGCCAATATTCAGAAAGGGGATTTACTTACTGTATCTGATTCTACTGATGCTACACATAAAAAAGCATACAAAATAACTGCAATTGATAGCAGTAATCATTATCTATATGTAACACCTACATTACAACGAAAAGTAGATACAACTGGAAGTGCTACAATAACTTTTGAGGTGGCTAATCCAAAAATTCGCGCAATTGCCGTAGGCAACACTGTAGACTATTCACTCGATTCTTCTGGCCTTTATTCTTTTTCTGTTAAATTAGAAGAAACTTTATCATAAGGAATTTATATGGCTCTTCGTAATGTAGACAATGCTCTCAAAAACGCACTTGTAGATAACGTACCTTTACAGGTATATCATCTTGTTAAGTTTGAAAAACCTTCAAATATTAACTATGAAAAGAATAATCAAACTGTTCCGGATACAAACTTTGTATATCTTACTGATGCTCCATATCCTGTAGACTTTGATAATCAGACGTATAACCCAACTCAATTTGGAAAAGTAGGGGACGTAATCGAAAATACAGAAGCAAAAGCTACTGGAATGTCTCTTAGTCTAAGTGCCAACAGCTTGGGTCGAAATGCTATTGTAACTTTAACATGCTCTCAGCTAGCCGCAGGAGGCTCAACAACTGCTACTGTTGACTTGGATCTTTTTCAATCAGGATTTCAAGTAGGAGATGAAGTAAAGTTTGAAGGCAGCGGAGTAGACTTTACTGCTCGGTTGAATAGAATTCGTTCTGGTACAAGCATTGATATTACAGCAATTACAGCTACTAGTGCCGTGTCAGGGGCTCAAGTTACAGCTACTTATAACTCTGGCGCTATCACCGCTTTAACATCTAGTTCTTTAACGGCACTTAACTTTCAAAGCTATATTAATAAAACTGTAGATGTTTATAGGTGCTTTGCGAACCCCAAAACAGGAGTTTTGTATGGGGCTCCTGTACTCCTATTTAAAGGTATTATTTCAAAGGGGTCACTAAAAGACAGTGCTGCAGGTAAATCTGAAATGAGATGGACTCTTACAAGTCATTGGGGCGATTTTGTACGAGTTCAAGGAAGATTAACTGCCGATGAGTTTCATAGAGCTTTAGACGGCTCTGGTGTTACGGTAGAAGATTCTTTAATAAAACCACAATATGGCTCAGATTTTGGATTTGAGCATGCTGATAAATCTTTAAATGTACTGGCACCTTATATTCAAACAAAGACGAGACCAAAACTAAGAAAGAAAAGTAGCTTTTTTGGGCTTAAGCAAAGCTATTCTATGGAACAGGAAACTTACAAAGTTGCCGAAGAATTAGATATAAGTATTAATTTAGCATCAAAATTTATTCCTGTTGTGTATGGTGTTAATAAAATTGAAACCATTCCTGTGTTTGCCGATATAGAGCTAGGAGAACTTGGAGCGGTAGAAGGCAGTACTACGGGCACGAATGAAGATAGTACCCTTTACAATATAAATGTTATATCCGAGGGGCCTATAAGGGCCATTTACGATGTTATTATAGAAGGCGAAGGGCTCGTCTGTAGAGACGAAGCAGATAGTCTTAATAGAGGTGCGGGAGTTCCTGCAGGCAATTATTCAGGAACTATTTGTGTAGGCGTAATGGATAAGGGAAGTGTTTTAGGAGGGGACTATAAAGTTGCTCGCCTCGCGCAGTGGGCGGAGGCGGTAGGAACAGTTTATAGCGGGAATGCCTTCACTGACCCGTCAGTTGATCCAGAGGACCAAGTCGTGCAGTTTAGCTTAAATGGAACACACGAGGTAAGCTTTACAGAAGCAATGGGAGGCACTTCTGCACCTGCAACTGATCTTTACTCTACTAGTAATGTTGGAATTACGCATAATAAGACATTTAAGTTTGATTTTAGAGGAGATACTGATACTATTGATGTAACTTTTCATGCAGGATTTTTAAACCAAAACGCCGATATACAGACGGGGGCTGTAGCAGAGAATAATGGCTTCAAAATACAACAGCTATTTTATAAGCCTAAAGCTGGTTATAGTAAAAAAGACTACTGGAATAAAAATCACACATTAGCCGATACTGCATATGTTTTGCAAAAAGATAAAATTAATGCTTCTTCTGGGCAGCAGCCCAAGTTTGATTATGTTGTAAAAGGTAAATATGTAAATTGTATAAACTATGATGGTAGCTATAAAGCAGTTGTTGATCAAACTTTACACTCTAACTATAACCTTGGAGATATAGTACATGTATTTGTAGGCGACCCTACTGTATCAAGTAATGGCACTGCTTGTCAAATTATTGACAAATGGGTACAGTACGATCCTTTTGCTCAAGTAGACTACAGATTTAGATTGGGGGCTACTACAGGCTCTACCCAAAGTATACTTGACCAAATTAATAATGGTACCGCCGGAAAGATAACTATGCGACCTTCGGCGAGTAATACTAGTGTGGACTGGGTAATGCGTGCAGAGTGGTACACTGGAAATGATAGTACCCCTGAAATTACAGACGCTACGGTTAATCCCACGACAGGAAACAATCTTTTTGATGTAGGAGGTCTTGTAATTGATGGAACTTCCGTTTTCTCTCTAAATTCCGTAGATTTTTATTATGAGCAACAAGCAAAGAGTGAAATCTTTGTGATCGATAAGTACGGTACACCTCAAACTAGGACTGTGTATAAACACGCATACGGATTAGATTTTCATGAACTTTATGATGACACCTTCGCTCGAAACGCCATAAAAGTTGCAGCTGAATCAGAAAAAAACGTACATATATCTTTTTCAGTAGGAAATTATACGCACAAACAAACTCTTTCAGCTTCGATGCTAGTAGCCCACTTCAATTCTTCTAGAAATGGAAAAGTTGTGCTCTATACTTCACGAGAGGTGTCAGACTCGAAGAGTGACCAGTTGAGGCAGAGATTAGAGGCAGCGATCACTGCAGGGACTATTAGCACAACTAAAACTCAAACTTCAACAAGTGATCTACTTGGTTCAGACTCCCTACTCTTTGATACTGTTACTACTTACAAGTATACTAATCTTCCAACTGTTTATGTTAAAAATTATAGTATGATATATCAAAGCAGTTCAGACGTATTTACTATTTCTGAGGCAAACGGCCTAACACTGAACTTTTCGAGAGACGAGGGTGGAGATTTTGAAACCAAAGCTACAGTACAGCAACCTGAAGATTCTGCCTTAGCAACGTTCTGCTCTGCTAATGATATTTTACCTTTAAGTAAAGACATTATAACTAGAAGCAATGAGAGTGTTTTAACTAATCTTAAATATAGTTACGGACAACGAAGTAGCGATGTAATTCAAGACGAGGTTGAAGGAGAAAGTTCTCAGTATCAAGCAGTAATAAGCGCTCAAGACGCTAGAGTTACTAATAACCCTGCTTTAATCTTATTAGATTATTTGATGAATAAAAGATTTGGAAAAGGATTAACCGCGGACTTAATTGATATACCTTCTTTTAAAGAAGCGGCTCTTACTTGCGATACGCGATCAGATGTAACTGTTATAGTAGAGGCCCACGACACTAAACTAGCTTCTTATTCTGTAGGCGATATATGTAGGTATCCTGCAAATACTGCGGAGCCTTTAATTTTTCAAGGAGAAATATCAAAAATAGAACTTACTGTCGCAAAACTAGAATCTCAAGGAAATATTAATAATATTAGTCAAATAACCTTTACAAATTGTATAGGCAAATTAGGGAAAAAGTGGGTTAAAAATGAAAAATATTTTTTAAATGATGTAGTATGGAGCCAAACAGACCCTGGCTCTAATAGAATTATACTTTCTACTGATAATCCCGGTACAGAGGGCATTGCGATAGATGAGCCCTCACGCCTTATACCTTCCCAGTCTACAGTTACACTTAAAAATATAACTGCAAACAACTCTACCTTTTATATAGATAGAACTAGATATCGCGTATGGGGAACCGCTACTGCTGCTTCACAAGATTATTCAGATGAAAAAGCTTTTAGTGCGCCTTCGGGAAACCCTCTTGTAAAACAAATACAATCTATTAGAAACTCTCTTCAAGTAGTAGGAGGGTACTCCTTGTATGATAGTGATGAAGTAAAATACTGGAAGTATGTAGGGTGGGAGACTTGGGAGCAGCGTTGGGTGACGCGACATCAGATTAACCCAGTTATTGATACCTCTCAAAAACTATTTGATAATGTAAATACTTTATTACAGCAATTTAATGGTATTTTGCGCTATAGTAATGGAAAGTACTATTTAGATATGAAAGTAAAGGCCAAGCCTATTTCTGAGTTTGACGCAAACACAGAAGTTATTACTGAACATGATATTATTGGAGATATAAAAATAGATGATAAAGGAATTTCTAAGACATTTAATGCGTTTAGTGCACAATTAACAGATCCTGCGCTTGTTTTCGAAAATAGAACTATATCATTTTTCAACTCAGACTACTTAAATCAAGACAAAGGCATACAAAGACAAGGAACTTTTAGAGCTCCTGCAATTACTAATTACTTTAATGCCCGCATACAGATAGAACAAGCTTTAGAGGAGTCTAGGGCGGGCCTTACTATAAGCTTTAAAATGCCGCCTAAAGGCTATTTACTTTTAGCAGGTAATATAATTGCAATCACGTATCCTAATTTTAACTGGACAAATAAACTATTTAGAATTGAAAGTATAAAAGTTCAGTCAGATTTATTAGTAGATGTAGTTGCAAGAGAGCATGATGATAATGCATATATTATTTCTCATATGGCTAATGATTTGGTTCAGGCCTATGATGAAGGAGACACAAATAGCACTCCTTTAGCCACTCGCCCTATAAACTTGATAGCAAGTCAAATTGTTGAAAGCGAAGGAGCTGTTGGAGGTATAGAGCTTAATTGGGAAAATACAGGAAGCTATTCTCCATCAACTCACTCAATTGAAGTTTGGATGAATCCAACAAACGGTAACTTTAGCGGTGCTAGTAATATTCTTACTGTATCAGGCACAACTACTATTGACCCGATACTACAAGAGCAAGGAACAACTGAAAGATGGTATTGGATTCGGTATAAGATTGTTCGAGGTTTAAAGTCTCAGTCAACTAATTTAGATTCCATATTTTCAAACTATTACCCAGACATAACTGAAGAAGGGGTAAGGGGCTTTGGAACAGCAAGCCTGCCAGAAAGAATTCATGGAATACCTAAAGGAGCAACTTCAAATACTGCTGCAAAAATTTCAACTGATTCTTCTAGTGAGTTTTTCTCTTTATCGAGCGCATGGACTGTAGATCCAGAGTTTGGAGGAACTATACCTTCAGGTGCGTATGTTATGCAAAGACTTACGGAACCTTTAGGAGCAAAACGATATCAGTTTGTTTGGAACGGACAAAGAGTAGGAAACTATAAGTGGCGAGGGGCTAATGATACACACACTCTGAGTGATATTAAACTGCTTGATGGAGGAGAGGAGTATACGATAGGATCTTTACAAGCAAGTTATAGTACTACTACGACTGTAGCAAATGGTACTCGTAATTGGGACTACTATGCTATAAAAAGCACTAGAACGGATGGAATTGCTCAAGGAAGCGAAGAGTTTATATTCGATGCCTATCCTGCTATTCTTGCAAGTCAGGGAGCCCCTGGAAACCCTGCAAATGTTACAGAAGCCAATGCTGTTGTTGACCTTTCAAATGTAGCAGATAACGACACTAGAGAGTTATATGTAATTTTTGACCATAATGTTCCGAAATGTTTCTTAGCAGAGTGGGACGTTAGTACAAATAATTATGGGCCGGACTACTGGCGTGATATAGGCGATGGAAGTGCAACTCTTGATACTGCTTGGACCGCAATATCAGGAACCTCTTTCACTAGAGATAGCGGATATACAATTACAGGGGTGGGCACAACATTTACAACAGATTTTCAAGAGGGAGACGTAGTGGCTTATACAGATACTGAGCTTACAAGCTCTTCTTCGGTTGTGGGAGAAACCTCCGCCTTTGTAGTACAAATAATATCAGACACTCAAATACGATTGGATAGATTAAGTCCATCCGCTAGTACTATTAATTATTTATATAGAACAGCGTATCGTCCAGACACAACAAATGATGCGGTAATCGCACAAATTGATAGGGGAAGTTAATGGCAGGTAAGGTTGTTGCAGAAATTTGGTTAGACGTTCGCCCTTATAATGGAGGACCAGGAGCGGGGCCAGGTGGTGGCATTGATGATGGCACGGGTACAGCAATTGTAGACAGCGGCCTAAATGCCGGTATTATAGTTGATACTATAGGCGGTGGTATTACCTTTATGGGCGCGGGCTCAATTAAAGGAGGTAAAACAGCTTATGATGTAGGGCAGGGGTTCTGGTTTGGAGCAGATGGCCAAGATCCTCTCTACTACAAAGTCGCTATTGGTGATCCAAGCGGAGATACCTTTAATTGGGATGGCCTTGAAATAAACTCTAAGATGAACAACTTAGAGCTTCGTGGGTACTTACGAGGCCCCGCAGATTTTGTCATTGATCCTGCCACTCATGGGGACAACACGGGCGAGGTAACGATTGCGGGAAATCTTGAAGTTGCAGGCGGAACTATAAAAGGCCCTGCAGAATTAATTATTGATCCTGCCACCCATGGAGATGATACCGGCACTGTAAATATAAAAGGTGCAACTTTAAAAGTTCCTGATGATTTTACAATTGATCCTGCTACCCATGGAGATGATACAGGAAGCTTAGTAATTGCAGGAGCCTCTCTTAAAGTACCTAATAACTTTGCAATTGATCCTGCTACTCACGGAGATAATACTGGTACTTTAGTAGTTTCAGGAAATGTCGAAGTCGCGGGAGGCACCATAACGGGCCCTGCTACAATTATTATTGATCCTGCAGTTGTAGGAGCAAACTCTGGTCTTGTTCAAATTCTTGGAGATCTACAAGTAGATGGTTTAACTACTACTATTAATAGTAGTGTTATGACAGTTGATGATAAGAATGTTGTAATTGGTGAAGGCGCTACAAACGCAGCAGCGGTAAATCTAGGGGGCTTTACTCTTGAAGGTGCTAATGCAACTATACTTTACACTTCTTCTGATGATAAGTGGAACCTAAATAAAGGTCTAAATATAACAGGAGATTTAGAAGCCTCCGGGGATATAACTGCTGGGGGCGCTTTAGAGGGTCAAACTCTTGATATTGGTAGTGGTGATCTTACTGTTAATGCAAATGGAGATCTTGTAACAAACGGATCTTTAACAGTAAATGGAACCACTAATTTAAATGGCAATACTACAGTTGGAGATACTCCTTCAGATACTATTTTCTTTTATGCACGAGTTGCCTCTTCTTTTGCGCCCACAACAACTAATACATATGATCTAGGTAGTACCTCTTTAAGGTGGAATACTCTGTGGGTGGATAGTATATATGCAGCCGAGTTAGATGTAGGGAACGGTGACTTTATTGTAGATGAGGATGGAAATCTTGATGCTAATGGGGGAACGTTTGCTAGCTTAACTATTGATTCGGCTACGCCGGGCACAATTCTTAAGCAAGTGAATGCGCAAGGCACCGCCATGTCGATTGTTGCCCACACAACAATGAATATAGAGAATGTATCTTCCTCTAACCCTGGAGATGCCACTGTTTTAAAGTATAATAATACAAGCTCTGAATATCAATCTGTAGACTTTAAAACAACCTCGTTAGAAGATGTATCGACTACTACCGCAAGCGATAATCAAATATTAAAGTATAATGCTGCAAATACACAATATGAGCCAGTTGATCATACTATTCGAGAACTAGAAGATGTTGCAAATACTGCTCCTGCAAATGATCAAATTTTACAATACAACTCTACCAGCGGTGAGTATGAGCCGGAAGATTTCGTTCTTGATACTTTAACAGATGTTACTATTGTTGATCTAGCTGATGGCGATTTGTTAGTCTATCAGTCCTCAACATCTGACTGGAGAAATAAAACAAAAACGGGGGCGGGGTTTCATGATATTGCGCTTTCTGGGGACTGGGCAGATCTGGAGAATACTCCAACAACCGTTGCAGGGTATGGTATTACAGATGTATATACAAAAAATCAAACTTATAGTCAAACAGAAGTTAATGCTTTATTATATACAGATACGGATGTAGACGCTCATTTAAATAGAACTAGCGCTAGTAATCAAGATAAAGTTTTAAGCTATAATGGATCAGACTATGAGTGGGTTTCTTACGGACAAATAGTAGGCTCTGTTGAAGAGTTAACCGATTTATCCGACGTTGGACTAAGCAGCCCTAGTATCATCCCCTATGGAGATGTATTAATGTGGACACAAAATCCTGGTGGAGGCTCTGGAGGATTTTGGTCAGATCAAACGATGACTTTTACAGGCTTGGGAGGCAAACCAACAACTGTTGCAGGTTATGGGATTACGGACTTTGATACACGTGTAGATACTCATTTAAATAAAAATAGTGCCGGAACAGACGAAATATTAAGTTGGAACGGTACGGACTATGCTTGGGTGCCCGGTCCTAGTGCTACAAATCTAAGAGACTTAAATGATGTTACTCAAGTTGGCGCTAATAATAAAGATATTCTTAGGTATAATAGCACATCTTCCGCGTGGGAAAATGATGGATTTAGTATTTATAATATAGGGGATTTAGGAAATGTAGCTAATACCGCCCCCTCTACTAATAACCTGCTTGTATGGAATGGCTCGATTTGGGGCCCAGGAAGCGTGCCAACAAATGCGATAAGTCTTGCTCTAAATGATATTACCGACGTAAGTTTAGGTACACTAAATACAAATGACTATCTAAGATATGATGGAGCAGCTTGGGTAGACTCTCCAGTTGATTGGACTCACATTACAAATAAGCCCACTATTCTTACAACAAATGATTTGTATACAGATGGTGATGTAGACACTCATTTAAATAAAACTAGTGCCCAAACAAACCAAGTATTAACTTGGAGCGGTACAGACTATAGCTGGACTACTCCCGCGACAGGAGTTTCCGTATTAAATGATTTAAGTGATGTATCTTCAGGCAGCCCTTCCACGGGACAAGTATTAAGATATAATGGTACTAATTGGGCGGCATCTAGTGTTTCATTTGCAGACTTGAGCAATAAACCTACTACTATAGCAGGATATGGAATTACTGACGCTTTTGATGGAGCATTTAGCTCTCTTACAGGAGTTCCCGGCTTTGCAGAAGACTTAGGAGACTTAGGCGATGTAACAATATCAGGTGTTGCTGATGGCCACATGATTAAGTATAATTCAGCAAACTCTAGATGGGAGAATACATTAGCTACTCTTGCAAGTTTAGAAGATACTAATATTACTAGTCCTTCAAACAATCATGTTCTTGCATATAATTCATCGAATCAAAAGTGGGAGAGCGGCACTTTTAGTATTGGAAATCTAACAAATGTAAATACCGGAGCAGACGCGCCTTCTACTTCGAGCAGTACCACAGGAGCAAGCCCCGCAGTTCTTTGGTATAGCTCTAGTAGTAGTGAGTGGAATGCTGCTCCGCTCGAAATTGATGATTTATATGGTATTCCTGACCCTGTTGGTGCGTCTGCTTCAGTGGGGGATGTTTTAGCAATTAAAGTTTTAACGCACCCACAAGAATATGAGTGGGTTTCTCCGAATACATCTTCAGCTAATCTAGTGCCCGGGACTACAAATACTTATGATATAGGTACTTCTTCTAAGGTTTGGAGAGATTTACACCTTGGAAGAAACATTGAGCTTGGGAATATTACTCTTTCAAATAACTCAGGAGTATTCGAAGTAGAGGGTAATGCTATTGCAACGCAGGCATACGTGGGTACACACGTTAGCACAGAAATTGCAAGCCTAGTGGATAGTGCTCCTGGAACTTTAGATACTCTTAATGAACTTGCAGCAGCTCTTGGAGATGACCCCAATTTTGCCACTACAACTGCAACATCTTTAGGAAATAAATTAAATACATCAGACTTTACTAGTACTGCAAACGCTTGGTTAGTACAACGAACTACAGACGATCTGGGAGAAGGTTCAAATAATTTATACTATACAGACACAAGAGCTCGAGCTGCAATTACAGCGGGTACAGGTGTAGGACTATCAGCGGGGCAAATCTCTATTGGACAAGCCGTTGCAACAACAGACAATGTAACTTTTAATACTGTTACTGCTGCTGTAACGGGCACTGTCTCAAGTTTAAGTAACCATAGCACAACAAACTTATCCGAAGGTACCAATCTTTATTACACAGATGCAAGAGCAGATGCAAGAGTAGCTTTAGCTACTGGAGCTAACTTAAGTCTTGCTAATAATAGTACAACTGACTTATCCGAAGGTAACAATCTTTATTACACAAATGCAAGAGCAGATGCAAGAGTAGCTTTAGCTACTGGAGCCAACCTAAGCTTTGCTAGTAAGAGTACAACTGATTTATCCGAAGGCAATAATCTTTATTACACAGATGCAAGAGTACAAACAAAACTTGGGGCGGTTTCGGGATCAATTATTCCAAATGCAAATGAAACTTACGATCTAGGAAGCTCTACATATAAGTTTAGGGATTTGTACCTGAGCGGAAACACACTTACTCTCGGAAATCTAAGCATTTCGGATAATTCAGGAACTCTTAGTGTTAGTTCTGGAGGTTCTCCCGCTAAATTTAGTTCTGTAGGTATTACGGATAACGCCACAAGCACTGCTGTCACTATTGACTCAAGCCAGGACGTTACTTTTACGTCAGACGCTAAATTTCCTGATAACGGTAAAGCCATCTTTGGTGCTGGCTCAGACCTACAGATTTACCACAACGCTACAGATAGCGTTATTGCGGATGTAGGCACGGGTAATTTAAAAATTCTAGCCAATGACTTGCGTATCAATAATGCAGACAGCAGTAAGTCATACAT